AGAGAATCAACTGTTTCAAATGCCAGATATAACGGTAGCAAATCCTACTGGCTATATTCCTCCTACAATGGTACCACAAATAGAGAATCAACTGTTTCAAATGCCAGATATAACGGTAGCAAATCCTACTGGCTATATTCCTCCTACAATGGTACCACAAATAGAGAATCAACTGTTTCAAATGCCAGATATAACGGTAGCAAATCCTTTCGCGCCTTCTAATACAGGTAGTTTTATTGCTAATCCTATTACTGGCTATGTTCCTCCTACAATGGCACAGCAAATAGAGTCTAGCTTGTCTGTACCTAGCTTGTACGATATAGGCTCTTCTGCTTTCCCTTCGTTTGATCTAGCGTCAGCTAACAACACAATGGCTAGTTTGTTTGGTTTAGATTATCAGCCAACACTTACACCCTCTACCCAACAAACAACGCAACAGACACAAACCATGCTTAGTTCTCCGCAGACTGGCCAAGCCGCTGGCGGTAGTAACATGATTCAGAACTTGCTCAGAGGTGCTGGTCAATATTACTTAGGTCGTGAAAACATACAAGATGTTCAACAGCTAGGCAGAGAAACTCAAGAGCAGTTAGGTTTACTAGCAGAAGAAGGGCGCGAGGCTACACAGTTTAGACCCTACACCGTTACTGGTGGATTAGGTGGTGTTTCTACTACTGCTGAAGGTGGTTTTGGTATTGACCTGTCTCCAGAGCAACAAGCTCTACAAGCGCAACTATTGGGTCAGGCACAGGGATTATTTGGTCAGGTAGGTCAAGACCCTACGGAACAACAAGCTGCTATATATGAGCAGATAAGAGCTACACAGCGTCCTGAAGAGGAGCGTCAGCGTCTTGCTACAGAGGCTCGTATGCTGTCCCAGGGCCGTTTAGGACTATCTTCTGCTGCTTATGGTGGTTCTTCTCCTGAGCTACTAGCGCAAGAGACAGCGCGTCAGGAGGCGATGACACGAGCCAATTTAGGTGCTAGGCAGCAAGCCTTATCAGAGCAGCGGCAAGCTCTAGCAGGTGCTACAGGTCTAATGACTGCTGGCTACCAGCCGCAACAACAAGCTCTTGCTATGCTACAGGCTAGTGCTACTCCTGCTGGTTATGCTGATGTTGGTCGTAGGACTGGTCAACAGATTGCAGGGCAATTACAGCTAGGCGGTTTAGAGTCGAGGATACAGTCTGAGCAGTTAGCTAATCAGTTACGTCTACAACAGCAGCAAGGATTGTTAGGTGCTGCTTTAGGCACTCCAGCTACTCCTCAACAGCAGGCTACAGTGGCGGCTATGCCTACAGGTTCGTTAAAAGACATGGCAGAAGCAGCTCTAAGGCAGCAAGCAGCAGGCGCTGTGGGCGGGTTATTTAGTAGAATATTTGGAGGAGGTGGTTAAGATGGCTAGAACAGATATTGCAAGGATGTTGACAGGTGTAGGTGGCCCAGCTCCTGTACAGGCTATGCCCGGTACTGCTGGCTTTGCTGGACAGTTTGGCGCACAGACTACAGCAGGTACGGGACAAGCTATAGGAGCTTTAACCCGTGGTGGAGCGCCTTCGTATGAAGAAACAGTAGCTCAGGCTATGGGTCAGTTAGACTTAGAAACACCAGAAGGGTTGTCTCAACTAGCTAAGTATCAACTAGCCAGTGGTGATACAGTCGGAGCTGCTAAGACGGCAGCAGGTATACAAAAACTTAAAGCAGACGCAGAAGACGCTGGTTTAGGTAATCTTAATCCTCAACAATATACTCCTAAAAGTTTGCAGGCTTATCAAGATCACTATAAAGCTACTGGAGAAAAAAGACTAGATTTGTTAAAACTAATAGACACTACTGAGGCAGTGTTTAAAGAAGAAACAATGAGGAACATTGTGGGGTCTATACAGAAAAGAAGTGAGGCTTTTAGTAATTCTTTAGCGTTAAGAACAAAAACTTCTACTATGCGTAAACTACTAGATAGCATGGGAGGAACAGGAACAGGTAAGTTTGCAGGAGCTCTTAAAAGTGCTAGGGGTTATTTACAGGCTTTAATGCCCGGACGAGAAATAGAAGGGTTAGCAAAACAAGAAGTGTTTGAAGCCCTCTCTAATCAACTTGCACTACTTGTTAGAAATCCTAAATCTGACATGGGCCTACCCGGTGCTACTTCTAACAAAGATTTAGAGTTTTTGATTGACTCTGTTCCTAATTTGTTAAAGTCTCCAGAAGGTAACAAACTTCTTCTTGATGTGTACGATTCAGCACATAAATTAAAAGCCGACATTTTAGACGAACAACGTAGACTTATAGCAGAAAACGGCGGGAAACCCCCTTTAAACTTGGAGCAACAACTGTCTAAATTTGCAGACGAGGCTTTCAATACTAAAGAAAACAAAGAGCTTGTTGGTAAATTAAGAGGTTTTACAGAAACAAATCAGAAGCCTGTACGTCAAGATTTAATAGACAGATTAAAAAGAGATAAGCTGTTAAACGTAGATCCTGAAGAGGAAGAAAAAGAAGACACAAGAACACCCTCTCAAAGACTAGCAGATCAAAGCAAAAGAGTGTTCGGAGGTTAAGCATGTCTACACTAGATAGGGAAACTATGGAACAAACGGCTGCTTGGCTCAAGAGTAATCAAGCATTGGTCGATACTCAGGAGTATCTTGAGAGGGCAGAAATATACTACTCTATAAAAGACAGGATAGATAAGCAACCAGCACCTGAGACTAAAGAAGAATTAAAGTCTTGGCTCAAGAGTAATCAAGCATTGGTCGATACTGAGGAATATCTTAATAAAGCAGAGGCTTATTATGCTATGGCAGACAGCCCTGATGTTTCTTCAGTGGACGCTGCTGCTAGAGGTGCTTTACAAGGAGCTACCTTTGAGTTTGCAGACGAGATTATAGCAGGAGCCTCTGCCGCTGCCTCCTATCTGACTGATAACCCTAGTGGGCAGACCTTTAGCCAGCTCTACGATACTCGTAAGGCTGAAGAGGATGCGTTACTCAGCGCCTATAAAGAAGAGACTGGAGGTTCTTACCTTGCTGGTCAAGTTGCAGGCTCTGTAGCTACTATACCTTTTGGCGGTTTGTTTGGTAAAACAGGGCAGTTGTTGTTTGGTGTCGGTGGAAGAGGTGCTACAGCAGGACAAACAGCAGCACGTACAGCCGCAGCAGGAGCAACACAAGCAGGTTTGGCTGGGGTAGGAGCTGGAGAAGACTTAGAGTCTAGGCTTATTCAGGGGTCTTTAGGAGTAGGTTTAGGTGGTCTTATAGGAGGAGGATTAGGAGCTGCTGGCTATAAACTAGCAGAGAAGGTAGCTAATTCTTCTACAGGTCTTATAAACACTGCTGCAAAAACTGGAGCAAAACCAAGAGACACTATTGAGCTTGGTCAAGAGCTTATTCCTCAACTAACTGCAATAGCTGGTAGAGCTAAAGCTGCTAGAGATGCTGCTTATACCGGATGGAGAAACAAGCTAGACGCTCGTGTTGATAGGTTTAATTCTCTCGTATCTAAAAAAGGAGCGACTGCCGCAAGCCAAAAGATATTTAAAGACGAGACTGAAGAAGGAGCTGCACAGGTAATACCGACAGGTGCGCTCAAGTCTATGGTAGATGGTATGCAGGGTCTTGTAGAAAACCAGAAGAACATTAACGCTATTCTTTCGGAAGGTGACAGAGTAAGTATAGACACCTACAGGAACATGTACAAAACTGCTTGGGACTTACAAAAACAACTAGCTCCTAACAAGGCTGCTCCGTTAGCTAAGAAACTTAAAGATATACAGGGTTTTGAGTACAAGCATTTAGATTCTCTTTTTCCCGGTATAGGCAAAGCTAGGAAAGAGCTAGACGAGTCTGTAAGGAACTACGAAACAGGACAGCTTATTAATGACCAGTTAGTGACTAAGGTTGCTAGAGGCGAGGCTCTGGAGCCAACATTTGCTCAGAAGTTCTTGCCCTCTAATAACTCATCATACAACGAGTTTTCCGCGCTTCAGAACAGGGTCAACTCTTGGGCTAAAGAGGCTGGACTGTCACAAAAAACAGCGGACGAGATACTAGCACCTTTAAGAGCTAATGCTTTAAGCGATGTTATTAACAACCCACGACTGTTAGAAAGAGTAGCTACTAGGGCTACTTCGGAAGATAAGGTATTGTTAAGGCACTACAAAGAAATGCTTACGCCAGAACAGTTTAGGTTTGTAGAGTCTTTGTCTAAACTAGAGAAAGGTAGTTTACCGCGAAGAATTAACTCTTTGCTAGATTACTACAGTAGTAGTGCTGCTTTAGGTCTTGTTGGGGTAGGTGGAGCTACTGCTGGTGTAGCAGCTTTAACGGCAGGAGGGGCTGCTGGATTAGCTGTTCTTGGTTTGTATTTAGGAAGTCCTCTGTTAATAAGAACTATAGCTAATAAGCCTAACTTGTTGGCTCAGGCTAACAGGATAGTGACGGCTCCTTTAGATACACCACCTAAAAAACTTTTGGGCCTCACAGAGTCTCTAGGTAAAGGTGCTATAAAAGCTCAGATTATATTACCTACTACAGCAATTAGAACGATAGCGTCTTTACAAGAGGCTAAAGAAGCCACTGGAGAGTAAACTAAAAAGCCCTGTGCAGTCATCTACACAGGGCTTTTTAGTACCTACAGAGTCTACACTATCTCACACGCACCGCCTACACATGCTAACTCTTGACTTCCTGTCGTGTTATCCTCTTCCTCGTACTTCTCCAGGTCGTTCCAATCCACACCCACCGGCATCTCTGCTACTAGCTTATCGTACTCCTCAGCATTGATGTCCTCATAAGGAGCTTGTTGATATACATGGTCACTATATGGCAACAAACTAATCCCGCTACACAGATCAAAGTTTTCCCATATCCACTGTGCTACTTGCAAGAACTCGTCATCCGTATAGTACACAGTGATACTTGGCTTATGTTCGCACCAGTGATTCTGGTAAGCCTTCCAAAGCTCTAGCTGCTGCATAGCCCCTACCTGCTTGACGGTCACAGAGGTATCTGGAGCCTTGATAGGGAAGCTAAATACTGATGACGTAGGTGACATAACGTCCTGCTCTACTGGGAACCCGGCCATTCCCATGAAGACCGCAAGCGGGTCTTTGTGGTCGCTACGTACTCTGCGAATGTAATGCTTAGAGAAGCGAGGATGGATACCAGAAGCAGAATCGACAAGCTGAGATACAGTACCACTTGGCTTAACGCATGTAATAGCTGTAGATTGATTAATCCCAAGTACTCCAGCCCACTTCTTATTCGTCTTAATAGCAACATCACGTATCTCCTCCAGCCACTTGGCTAAGTCTTTAGAATCTCCCTTACTCAGCAGGTAGTGATCCATGATACCTGTCATGCTGACACCCAGCAGTGCCTCTTCCTCAGTGTTCTTCTTCCAGCAGTTACGCAGGTAGCGGAAGTCTGTCAAGGTAGCCTGTAGTGTGCCAATGATAGCAGCCATCTCTGCCTTCTTCTTGAGTGTAGCCAGTGTGTCATCAGGACGTACTACAATCTCTGACAGGTTACAGAACTGGTTACTACGCAGGATAATCTCAGAGCATGGGTTAGTACCAAAGTCCTGCTCAGGGTCACGTCTACCGTTACGGGCTGCAATCTTCTGTGCTGCTACACGGCTGAAGATACCGCGCTCACCCGCCTTACTCTCGTACATGTTCTGCATCTCTGCTAGGAAGGACTCAAAGTCTGGCTTCTCAGTGTACGCTACGCTGTTGTTAGCAAGCCTACGGTGGCCCTCATGCCTCCACCAGTCTCCTGACTTAGCCTTCGCCATACGTGGATCAGACAGGTTAGAGAGGCTGATTAGAGCTGATCTACGTACACCGCCTACCACTACAATGTCCGCTATCTTACACACTACATCGTGACACTCAATGCTCGTCAGCTTACGTCCTGCGGCCTTCTGGAATATCTCTACACAGAAGTTGAACAGGTCTAGCAGTGGTTCATGTCCGCTTGCACGTCCGCCAAAGGTCTTTAGTCTAGCCCCTGCTGGTCGTACCCTACTCATGTCCCACGTAGGTATCTTACCGGCGTACAGCATAGCTATCAGCTCACGGAATGCAGATGCCCAGCCTATCTTGCTGTCACTAACAACAATAACACTGTCAGTCTTGTGGAAGCTCTCAGCAACCACAGGCAGCTTGGTAATGAAGTTACGCTCTACGCTGAAGCCTACGCCTGTACCACACATCAACACGTACATCAGCTCATCAAAGCTACGCGGTGAGTCAATGGCTAAGTAACTACAATTAAATCCAGCTACGTTATCTTTATCTAGTGCCTCACCTGCTGTCATCATGCAGCGCATGCTAGGCATGACGTCCATGTTATGTATAGCGTCAAACATCTTAGCACTGGTCTTCTGGTCTAGCTGACCTCTGTCAACCCAGAAGGATACATAGCGGTTGACTGTCTCAGCCCAAGTCTCTCTGCGCTTCTGCTCAGGTAGCCAACGTGCGTAGCGGCTCTTGTGTATAAACTGTTGATACTGATCCATTATTCTTCCTCATCTAGTGGTATGTGATAGGAGCATGCTTTTAAGAAGTAATCAAACTGCTCTCTCATATCGTGCAATGTTTGCTCATCGCTATACAGTGTGTAGACTATCTTCACTGCTGGACATACGCGTTCTGCTTCTCCAAACTTAGGGTAGTGTATAAACTCAAATACTGGTTGTCTGTCCATTAGCTGTTCTCCTCTGTCACCATTGCAGTTAGCTTGTTCAAGTACCAACCAGCCTTCTGCAAGTCCTCTACCTGCTTGCCTTTGTAGTCGTAACGCCACAGGTACTTCATGCAGTTGCCTTTTAGGTAGCCCTTGAATGCAACACTAGACATAGACTCTTCTATAGCTTCAATACACTCTATGTTGCCAGTGTTGTAGTGTGTGGGCTTGTTTACGTTGTCCATGATCTGTTCAGCTTCCTCGTGTGCTGCCTTCATCCATGCCTCTATTCCAGTCTTCTTCTCTATTGCTGGGTGTTGCTTACGTACTCTATTCCAGTCTGCTGGTGTTGCATCATTCAATCTCATGCCTAAACTCCTCTTGCAATTGCTCTAGTCTGTCATTCGCCTTCTCACTAAACGCATCTACTAACTCGTCTGAGGTTATGTTTAATATCTCTATGATTGTTAGTTCGTCTAGCTGCTTCAGCTTCTCTAGTAAGTCATAGTAAGTGAGAGCCATATTAGTCTCCGTACTTCTCTCTCAGGTAGTTTATGCTAACTGGTAGCTCATCACAACCACCGTTAGCTACTTCATTCAACATCCATATACCTGCCCAGCTTCCGTTAGTCTGTGGCGTTAAGTAGTCCTCATCATGCTGGTAGTAGATACCTGAGAACAGTCCTAATAGATTTGTACCATCTGCTTTACGCGCATAGGCTATGTCACGGTCTTGTACATGCCCCATCACACAGCTCATATACTTCTTCTGTAACATTAGTTTAGCAGAGCTAACTGGCCTGCCCATAACGCCTGAAGTAAAGTAGTGGCAGTAGGCAATGTCGTCAATGACAATAGGCTCCAAAAACGGCACAACTTCAAATCCCATCTCCTCTAACATAAAGTCTTCGTACTTCAACAGTCCGTCTAGCTTAGGGTCTGCCTCAATAGCTCTCTCTATGCGGTGCTCGTGATTACCAAGAGTAAACACCATACGCGGATTCCACTTCTTCCACTTGTTACGCTTCAGTCTGTCTTGTTCGCGCTGTATAGGCTCTAGGAACTGACGCATAGCGTTAATGCCTGCGTTGATGTCGTTGATGTAGCGTCTACCCTCAAAGGACTTCTTGCCTACGTCATAACTGCTTAGGCTAGGCATGTCCCAGTGGTCGCCAATGTGGATAATTACGTCAGGCTTCTTATCTGCTGCGTACTCTCCAGCCCAGCGTAGATGCTCTGCTTTATCTCCAGGTTTTACTTGTGTGTCTGGTATAACTAAATGCTTAGTCATTTCTTACGCCTCTTACGCTCTGCGTTAGTCTTAGCAGTATGGCACTTATGACACAGTACTTGATACCCTTCAGCTTCTATGAACATTCTGTCTATGTAGGTGTTCCAATCTACGAAGCCTACTGCTGGGTCAACTACTGGGTCTATGTGATCTACTGCTGCGTTGTTACGTCTGCGCTTCTTTCCCTCTAGCGGTGGTAGAGTAGCTGGGGAGCCTTTGCCACACTTGGCACACTTGTACATCCCTCTAGCTACCCTAGCCGCTGATTTGACATCGTGCTTTACACCCCACTTAGCGTGAGCTTGTCTGAGTGCAGAGACGATAAAGGAACGGAAACGCGCTTCTGTCCATCTTCCATTATTCCTTGTCTTCATTGAAGCTCCATACCTCACCTTCGTACCTACGTAGCCAGAGCATCCTACCATTCTCTATCACTCTGTCTTCGTCTCCATCGTACATTTCTACGCACTTGTCGTAGAGTTCCTGCTCAGTAACACAGTCCTTTAGAATCTTCTCTGACTTCTTCTCACCAATACCTTTGATGCCTATGATGTTATCAATCCTGTCACCCATCAGTATCTGGCGGTAGAAAAAGCGTAAGCCGTCCTCTGGCTTAACATAGTATTTACTCTTCTTAACAAAGTTATAATGCCAACCCGGTATCTGGTCAAAGTCCTTGTCGAGAGAGACCATGATGGCTTTATTACCGTGTAGTGTACCTGCTATGGCTATGGCATCGTCTGCCTCTTCTCCTTCAGTAACCACAGCAGCCCACTTGTCGATAAGATGCTCACGCAGCGCCTGAATATGCACTGGCTTCTCCTTATCTTTACGGTTTCCTTTGTACTCAGCAGTAACGGCATATTCCTTTCGGAAGTTTCCTTTGCCAGTGAGATACAGAACATACTCGTCTTCTTCTTCGTCTACGTTGAGCTGTAACAGAATGTCAGAGATAAAGCCGTCTATAGTTCTGACGGCTATGTCCTCCGGTTCGTTGTTACAAGACCAGCCTACACGATAGACTAGAATGTCTGCATCAATAAGTATCACAAGGCTTCATCCATATCTACTTCTACGTACTCTTCTTTGTTTCCGTAGGGAATCAAGTCAGTGACTACCAGCTTGTACATCTCTGGGCTTCGTCCTGCCTGCCCTGCTGGTGACTTCCAGTCGTAGTAGGAAAGCACAGCCTTACCTTTAGAGCCATTGCCTACTAATACGCCTGTAATCTCTTTACTGTCAGTGTCGTAGATGCGGATAGGGTACTTAGACTTTACAGTTACAAAGTCTCCCTGACCTTCTTTGTTGCGTACACTCAGTCCCATCATTTCCAGAGCTTCTACTGCTGCGTTGGACAACTGGCACAGGTCTACTTGGAACTTACCTGACATTCGGTTTACTTCTTGCAGACTAGCCCACATAATCTCTGCGTTTACTGTTACTGGTTTTGTTTGACTCATCTTTATTACCTCTAGGTTGTTTTAGATCACAACTGATCTGTCTATATTATACCATACTTTTTGTATCTGTGTCAACTCACTCGTATCTCTACAGTGATGGTTTTAGAGCTATCTACCTGAATGCTCTGAGACTCTGGTAAGGTTTCTCCAAATCTCTCAAGTTCTTCGTGGTATAAAGACTCAACAGGCACGTCGAAGTATTTAGCTAGTTTGTACATGCTGTGAAAGCTAGGGGCTTCCTGAACACGATTCACTATGCGGGAAAGTGTTGGTTGAGTAACGCCAGTTTTCCTAGATAGTTGCTCTTGATTAATACCTTCTTCGTCCATTAGAGTTTGTAGAACTTTATTCATGTTTATCACCTATTTAAGTTAATGGGTTTCTGCCCAGTTGTTCCCTACGTTGTATTCCGCATCAAGAGGGCAGCGCAGGTCTAGTTCCTTTCCTGCGTTCTTGATGGCGCGTACTGCTGCTTTGCCTACTACATCAGCAAAATTCTCTGGTACTTCTATCTGAAACTCATCGTGTACGTTAGCGACAAGTTTGTGTGGTATGTCATACTTCTTTAAAGACTCTGACAGCAACACCAGAGCCTGTTTCATTACTATAGCACCTGCACCTTGTAGTAGCGTGTTGAGTGCCGCATGCTCTGACCTGACCCGCAAGCGTCTACCGTCCAGTCCTGGAAGCGTACCGCCTCTAGCAAACTTAGATACGCGCTCTCGCAGCCTAGCCAGTGCTGGGGTGTTGCGTAGGAAGGAATCTGTAAGCTGCTGTCCTTCTTTGTAGCCGCCACCTACTATCTGTCCTATCTTAGCTGGCCCTGCACCGTACAGGAAGGCATAGATGAAGGTCTTGGCTTGGTTGCGGTCAGTGAGTCCTGCTGCCTTCATGTTGGCTGTGTGGATGTCACCGCTAAGTATCTCGTTGGTATAGTTCTCATCACGCATGTAGTGTGCAAGCATACGCAGCTCTAAGCCGCTGGCATCGCAGCCTACTAGCTTGTGGTTCTCAGGCACAGTCCAGAATGATCTACACTCTTTGCCATACGGTGCAGACACAGAGGGCACTTGAGCCATGTTAGGGCTGTGGTGCGTCATACGACCTGTTACAGCGCCGTTGGTAATCACCCTACCGTGTACCCTACCGTCCTTCTCAGCAGACAGCCAAGAGTCTATCTGTGCTGCTCTCTTCTGTAGTAGCAGGTAGTCGTATATAGCCTTTGCTTCAGGGATGTCAATACCTTCCAGAACCTTCTCATTAACAATGATAGCGCCCTTCTCAGTCTTCTGCTTAAACTTAACGCCTACACCTTCTAGTCTCTCTGCAATCTGCTTACGAGAGCCTACGTTAAACTCAGTCACCTTGTCCTTCAGTCTCTTCCCGGTCTTCTCTGACCACCTCTCCTCCACTATGGGTGGAAATACCTTCTGAAGTTCCGCTGTTATCGTCCTCATCTTGTGCGTTATGTCTTGCCATAGCGTAGTAGCTGCTTCTACGTCTAGCATGAATCCGTTGCGCTCCTGCTCCGCCGTAATGATGTACACCTTCTCTTCTAAATCTACGCACTGCTGTTTAAACTCCTCTCGCTTCAGTGTGTCTGTTAAATGCTTGTACAGCCTTGTAGTTAATGCTACGTCCTGCCTACAATACTCCACCATCTCGTCCGACAGCCCACCGTCATAGTCGTGGAAGTCTATCTTGTGGTCGCCAAAGCGTTTGCCCCAAGAGTCTAGGCTGTGTCCGCCCTCCAGAGACGGGTTCCAGAGCCTGCTGAGCACTAGCGTATCCTTCAGCTTCTCATTAGGTATCTTCAGCGACCACTGCTTCTCCAGCACCGGAGCATCAAAGCCTATGATATTGTGACCAATAACGCATTCTGAGTCACGCAGCAGAGGCTCCAGAGTCTCAGCAGAGTAGTGCTCTAGCATCTCACCAGTCTCTACGTCCTGAGACACTGCTACCCAGATAGTGTCGTGGCTGGTGTTGGTTTCTATATCCAGCGTAATCAACATAATACTGCCTCGCTGCGTTAGGTTTATTACTGTGTTTGTCAAAAGGGTTAAGTCTGCTCAGTTCAGCCTTACTCTCCTGAACTGTCATTACCCAAGCTCCAATCTTGCTCATACTCTTGGCTCTCCAGTGTTGTGTCAGATTCACTTCTCAGGTCATCTCTGTCAATGGTAGCAATGTCGTCCTCAGTGTAAAAGAAGCATTCATTGCACATATCTAAATACTCGCCAGTCTCAGCGGATTTCCTTGTAGACTCAAAGTCTGATAAATTCTTGTTACACGCTACACATCTCATTACAGTCCCTCCTCCTTAACTTCATGCATTCTACCAGTTTTCTGGTCAAATAGCAAGCCTCCTGCTGGCCCTGTAGTACCGCAGAAGCGGTTCTTGAGCACTCTGACGCTGGTTGTATTCCTCTCTATAGGGTCTTCAGCTTGGCCATTCCTCTCTAGTCCTATCACCATGTCTGAGAGCTGTGCAATGGACGCAGAGCCTCTGAGCTGTGACAGACTACTAGCAGCACCTTCCTCGTGGCCTTTGCCGTCAGGTCTCTTGAGATGGCTTACCATAAACAGGGTGATACCAGTCTCTTGAACTAACATACGCAGCTTGGTGCATATCTCATCCAGCGCCTTCCTCTCATCGCCATTGCTCTGTGCAGACACAACAATACTAACGTGGTCTAGGAACAGGAACTTGGTGTCCAGCGCCTTAGCCATGTAGCGGCAGCGGGCTATGATGTTGTCAATGCTGGTAGAGCCGAAGTGGTCGAACATAAACAGCCTCTGAGTGCCCATAGTGGACTCAAAAGCCTCCCAGCGTTCCTCCTCAGTGCTCTCTACGTCCGGCAGGTGTAGTGGCTTGTTAGCCGCCAGTGACATCAATGACAGTGCAGTCTTACGCGCATTCTCCTCTAAGAATAGCAGCCCTATATTATCCTCTGATTCCTTCAGGATATGCCACACTATCTCTCTGACAAACTGAGACTTCCCCAGCCCTGAGCCTGCTGTGATGGTGACTAGTTCTGCTTCTCTAATACCGTAGGTTAGCTTGTTAAGACTCTCCCACGGGTACATTACAGCAGACTTCTCCACCGGCTTGTTGACCTCCTCCCAGAGACTAGCACCGTTGATGATACCATCTGGTACAAACTTCTCAGCGGCCCAGAAAGTCTCTTTATATGCCTTAGTGTCGTTAGCCATCAGAAAGTCGCAGGCATCCTTGTAATCTGCTGGGTTCTTCATTACTGCTGACTTACCGCCAAATAGCTCTGCTATCTCTCTGGCAGCCTTCTGACCGGGTTCGTCGTTGTCCATAGATATAACAATAGCGTCAAAGCTGTCTAGGTACTCATAGGCGGCTTTACAGTCCTTCAGCGCACCGCTGGCCCCGTTCCTGACAGAGACTACCGGGTACTTACTGCCCTGCATTTGGTAGCTTGCAGCCGCGTCAAACTCTCCCTCAGTGATTGTTATAGTCTTCTGGCAACCAGCAGGGAACAGGTGCTGACCGAATAGCCCCGCAGTCTTCCAGTCTCCAACAATGCTGTGCTTCTTGTCAGGTAGGCGTATCTTAGCCGCTGACGGCACTAAAGCATCGTCAGGGTTGTGGTAGCTAAAATAAGTCTTGTCTGGTGTCTCCAGGATGCCGTATAACTTAGCCGTAGCAGTGGTAATGCCCCTAGATACTATGCTCTGGTACTTACCCGTTGTCAGTAAGTTTTCTACAGCACTAAAGCTAGGCTTAGGCGTTGGGTCGTGGTTCTCAGGTATCTCCACGGGCTGATAACCGCCCTCAGTCTTTGTATACTTCCCGCAGCTATGGCAATAGGTGCTATTCTTATTCACCTGTAGCGCATCGCTACTGCCGCAGTCTGGACAGGGTTGATGGGTTGCTACACTCATTCATAAACCTCCTCATAAACTCTACCGAAGCTGACTAGACATAGTGGCAGATGCAGGATAACACCCTGAAAGGGCATAGTCTCTGTCCTCTCTGTTTTGGCGTTGTATACCCATACTGGTCTGCTGTCTGGAAACTCCAGATCAATACCTACGCCCAGTCTATACTCTATTGATAAATTACGTCCTAAGATAACCATGCTGTTTTATGCTCCATATTTCTTGCTGTTATTCTGATCCTGCGCTTACATATTGGGCAGGGCTTAGTCCAGTCTGTTTGCTCTGGGTGGCGACAATAGTGGCTCCGCTCTTCTGGAATATTGTAGCTCCCCTTAACTTTAACAGGTTTTCTCTCTAATACCAAGCGGTCTCTACTGGTTAATATCATTCTGTTCCCTCCCTTCTGAATACAACATCGTACTCTGCACTCTCTGTCATAAATCTAATAATCTGCTCCGGTGATAGCTTGTAGAACTTTGCAGCCTCTCTGAGACTAAACACTCCACTAGCAATATCACTGGCAGCTCTCATAACCGCCTGAATCTCTGGCGTTAATTTACCCTGCATATAATCTTCAAACATCCTGCTTGCTCCTCTATAAAAATTATGCTACCCTCAAAACACTATATAGCACTTCAGCGAACTTTGACAGTAGCAGGTAGTAGTTTGTTAGCGTTTTAACTGGTACTTCAACTCCTCCAACATAGCCTCTAAAGCTTCGATATCTTCAGAGTACGGAGTCCACGCAATAGCTCTCTTCAGTTCTAAAGAGTCTGCTACAGTAGCTAATTCTCTCAAGGCACTAAAGAATCTCTCTCGCAGCTCCCAGTCCTCCAGCTCCTC